AAGTGGAAGAACACATGAAACTGGAAGAAGGTTTGAGCTATGCCAACCCGCATTGGATCTTCGCCGGCGAACGAAACCACGGCGAAGGTTTCGTGTACCGGAGTGTCCTCGTCGCGGACGACGACCCCGAATACCTGGCCGTGAAACAAAGGTTTGAAGGGTTCACTGTGACACACACAGAAGTCATCGAGGATGAGCAGATGATGTTCGGTCACGGCGAACTGACGTTATACGGGAAGGTTTGATATGCACAGGTCGGTGTCCCAACTGAAACTGTATGAGCGTTGCCCTCACGCCTTCTATCTGTCCAGGGTGGTGAAGGTTTGGTCAAGGCCGGCTGCTTGGTTAGCCCAAGGATCGGCGGTCCATGAGGCTGCTGAAGCCTACGAGCGATCCGGGCGAACCATGACCCTCGAAACGATGCAGGATGTGTTCAGGGAGTCCTACAGCCGCCACATCGAGGAGGCTTGCGAGGTCACACCGAACTTTGAGTTTTGGTTCAAGTCGGGCCCTTACGGTGGTGAACTTGACATTGAGAGACGTTACTCGATTGGTTTGGATCAGTGTGAGAAATACATTCGCTGGTATGAGAATCATCCGAAGGAAGTGATTTGGGTTGCCCCTGACGGCACACCAGGCATCGAACTAGGCTTCGACATAGACCTCGACGGTGTTCAGGTTCGGGGGTTCATTGATGCGGTGATCGACACTCCGGAAGGTTTGATCGTCAGGGACAACAAGACCGGCAACAACCCAGGAGATAGTTTTCAGTTAGGGGTTTACGCGGTTGCCCTTGCTCTGATGTTTGACATTAGGAAGCCTGCACTTGCCGATTTCTGGATGGGTAAGTCCGGCAAACCTACGTTGCCGTTGGATATAACCGAGTGGACTGTCGAGCGGGTGACAGATGATTTCAAAGAGTTGGAGCGAAACATAGTCGCGGAAAACTTCGAGGCAAAACCGGAAGGAAGCAAGTGTATGTTTTGTTCTGTTAGTTGGGCGTGTGAGTATAGGGCATGAAGCGATTTTGGGACAAAGTGAACAAAACCGACAACTGCTGGCTTTGGACGGCAGGAACGGATAACAAATACAAATACGGAAGATTTTGGCTGAATGAAAGGATGATGCTCGCGCACCGAGTTTCGTATGAATTAACTGTCGGCCCGATACCGGACGGTTTAGTTCTGGACCACAGGTGTTTTAATCCATCGTGCGTTAATCCGAAACACCTTGAACCTGTTTCGGTAAAGAAAAACATCGAAAGACGAAGTGGGCTAAACAAAAACAATACCTCTGGTGCAAGGGGGGTTCACTGGGATAAATCAACTAATTCGTGGGCCGTGGAAGTCTGGCATAATCGAAAGAAGTTCTGTGCTGGGCGATACTCTACGGTTGACGAAGCTCATCGAGTTGCTGAAGCGGTACGTGAAACGCTTTACAATACTTGACATTAGGAGAACAGTGTTCACCCTCAACCAATCACTACACGTCAAAGGGCACTCCGGTGACCCCCTACCCGCAGTGTGGAAAAGCCTCGAACAGAAAGGAACAAACTTCCTACGCGGGCAACTAGCGTTGATTTGCGCCGGCCCCGGCGTCGGCAAATCCGCGCTGATCCTCACCTACGCACTCAAAGCCAAAATACCCACCCTGTATTTGTCAGCGGACTCCGACGCTTTCACCCAACTATCCAGAACCCTGTCCATCCTCACCGGGAAACCGTTATCCGAAACAACGAACATGGTTCGCGCAGGCAACATCGGGGACCACGGTAAGAAGTTCGACGGCATACCCATCAGGTTCGTCTATGACGCATCACCTGACCTGGGGAGGATCAAAGAGGTTTTGAAATCGTATTGGGAACTTCAGGGTGACTACCCGGCTTTGTTGATCGTGGACAACATCACCAATGTTCGTACCGGCGGGCAGGAGAACGATGAGAACCCGTTCGCCGGCCTGGAATCGTTGATGGATTTTTTGCACGACAAAGCCCGCAAAACAGGATCATGCGTAGTCGGTTTACATCATGTGACCGGTAAGTACAACGATGCCGAAGGCCATGTGCCACTCTCGGGTGTGAAGGGGCAGTTGGCGCGGGTGCCGGAAATGGTTTTGACGCTGCATAAAGTGAACGAACCGTTGGGGCCGGCTTCCCTGCGGATTTCCACTGTGAAGAACCGGGCGGGTAAGGCTGATCCTTCTGGTTTTGATTATGTGGCGTTGGACTTTTGGGGTGACACTATGACCATTAAGGACAGATCGTGAACTTGGATGTTTTGTTGACTGTTGCTTTGTTCATTTGGTTGGCGAATGTGTTGTTGATTGCTTGGGTGGTGTCTAGGTGACGACGGCTAGGCGCAGGCCAAGTAATCGTTCTCAGGATCGACGGCACAAACGGAAGAACTGCATTGATTGTGTTGATGAAGGGATCACGACTGGGAGGAAAGCGCCGCACCCCGGACCTAGGTGCGCCACACACCACAGGGCCAAAAGGGCCAGTAGACGTTCCCAAACGCAGGAGCAGCGTTGGATTCAGGTGTATGGGATCACATCGGAAGACTATTGGGCGATCTATCGGTATCAGCTTGGGAAGTGTTTCATCTGCCAGCGTGCCACAGGGGCTAGGCGAAAGCTGTCCGTTGACCACTGTCACAAAACAGGTGTTGTTAGAGGACTGCTCTGTTCGACCTGCAACTCGAAAATATTGGGTCACGCCAGGGATGAGATTGCGTTCTTTGAGCGGTGTATCGACTATTTGACTGAGCCGCCGGCGGTTCGTGTTATCGGTGCGCGAGTCACACCCGACATGCAAACTTGACTTTAGGAGCAACATTGAGATTACTAGACCTTTTCTGCGGCGCTGGTGGTGCGGCAATGGGTTACGTCCGGGCAGGCTTTGATGTAGTAGGCGTAGACATCGCGCCACAACCTAACTATGCCGGCCACATGTTCGTCCAAGGTGACGCACTGGACTTCCTGCTATGCAACTACACCAAGTTCGATGCTTTTCACGCCTCACCGCCCTGCCAAGCGCACTCCGCGCTGGGGAAAGGAACTAACGATAACTCGGAGGACTACCCGGACTATCTTGATGCGACTAGGGCTGTCCTGTCCATGATAAATAAGCCTTATGTGATCGAGAATGTGCAGGGAGCCCCGATGCAGAACCCGATCACGTTATGTGGGGAAATGTTCGGTCTGCGGGTTATCCGGCATCGTCTGTTTGAGTCGAACATCGAGTTGGAGCAGCCGCAACACATCAAGCATCGAGGGCGGGTTGCGGGTTGGCGGCACGGCGAAAAGTTCGACGGCCCTTACTTCGCGGTGTACGGCAACGGTGGTGGAAAAGGCACGCTCCAAGAATGGAGGGACGCTATGGGGATGCCTTGGTGCCAAACGAAACTGGAAATCGCTGAGGCGATCCCACCGGCGTACACAGAATACATAGGCAAACAACTATCATCACACCTTGACAGTGGGTAGACACAGGGGCAGGTTCAAATGGCAAAAACACACAAAACACAAAGGAAACCTCAAAACCTATTGGACAAACCCTAACAGGCGACACAACAAACACAGGAAAACACCATTGATAACCCAAGCGATCCAATACCTCACCCCAGGATGGGAACCACCCCCGGACAACGGAAAGAAATGGGTACACACCCTGTGCCCATTCCACCCCGACTCCATCAAATCAGCCGCAATCTCCTACCAACTAGACGCCTTCAACTGTCTCGGCTGCGGAGTCAAAGGCAACCCGGTGACGCTGATCGCCACACAGAAAGGAATCAACTATTCATCAGCTAAACGAATCGCAGAGACACTATCTGCTGCAAGCGGCCAAACACTACCACCAAAGCCTACCCGCAAGCCCAGCATCAGAGTATTTGACGACTAGAGGTTTACAGAACCCGTCAATCGGTGACAGATACAAACTTGGATTCGTGGCAGATCCGATGCCGGGGCATGAAATGTTTCGCGGATACCTAGCCATACCGTATCTCAGGCCGGCAGGTGTTATAGCGATCCGTTTCCGATGCCTCCAAAACCACGAACACCAAGGGCACGGCAAATACATGTCAGTGGCAGGGGACAAACCGCACCTATACAACACCGCCGCCCTCATGCAACAAACCCCGGTGGTGGCGATCACAGAAGGTGAAATAGATGCGGTAACCGCAGACCTGTGCGGAATCCCAGCAGTGGGGGTGGCTGGGGCACATTTATGGCAACCCCATTTCCGTGACCTGTTCCTCGGATACCGGGATGTTTTTGTTTTGGCTGATGGTGACCAGGCGGGGCAGAAGTTCGGAACGTCGATAGCTGAACAGTTGCCTAACGCGAAAGTGATCCCTATGCCGCCGGGGGAGGACGTGAACTCCTTGGTGGTCAAACACGGCAGGAACGCTTTAATCGAAAGGATCAAATGAAACAGGTGATTGTTTACACCCAACCTGGGTGCCGGCCATGCACAAGGGTTGTGCAGAAGATGTGGGATGCCGGCATGGACCCGGAGATTGTGGATATCAGCCGCGATCTAGTGTCAAAAGATTATTTGGAACGGTGGCTTGGGGCGAAGTCAACCCCTGTTATTGAGGCTGACGGGTTCGACCCGGTTATCGGTTATCAGCCTGACAAGTTGAAGGAGATTATCAATGCGTTTGGAAATTAACTTCACGGTGGGTATGGAGTTCCCGAAGTGGGTTGAGCGGATCCACGACTATGTTTGGTCGGAAGAAAGTGAAGAAGATGCTGATTAGACGTAAATCCACCTTGACTGGTGTGGTTCGTGAAATGGATTTACCTGTCACAGAGAAGCAGATCAGTTTATGGAAGGAAGGGGTGTTCGCGCAGCACGCTTTCCCCGATCTGACACCTGATGAGCGTGAGTTCATCATGACTGGTATCACGGCTGAGGAATGGGATGAGGCTTTCAGTGAGTGAACTTAAAACTGTTGCGGAGCTACTGGACGCCGCCCAGGACGGGGAACAGTTCGGGGCCGTGGTGATGGACATTTTTGCGGCGTTGGAGAAGTTGAAGTGGAAAGAGCAGGATGACGATGAGTGACCCGATCAACCCTGACCACTACCAGTTCGCTAACGGGTTCCAGGTGATCGACCTGACCGAAAACTTGAATTTCTGTTTAGGCAACGTGGTGAAGTATGTGGCCCGCGCAGGCCG